CACCAGACCGACTACGACCCGTTCGCTGGTGCGTGACGCGCATCGCTGGTGTGATATATCTTCCGGCGGCATGGACCAGGAGGCCCCTCCGCATGTGCATGAAACCGCCGAAGCCGCCCGCTCCCGCCCCGCTCCCGCCCACCGTCACCGGTGACACGGCGAGCCAGTCGGCCGCTGCCGTCGAGGCCCAGCGCAAGCGCCGCGCCGCCATGGCCGGGCGCCAGTCCACCATCCTGACCGGCGGGCAGACGCCGGGCGCCGCCCCGCAGGGCAAGACGCTATTGGGGTCCTGACGTGAGCGAGATCCGCAAACGCTGCGAGCAGAAGCGAGCCGTCCTCGAGATCGAGCGGCAGTCCTTCATGCCGCACTGGCGTGAGCTGTCCGAGTACGTCGACCCGCGCCGCGGCCGTTTCGTGACCTCGGACTACAACCGCGGCGAAAAGCGCAACAGCAAGATCATCAATTCGACTGCCACCTACTCGAAGCGGGTGCTGTCCGCCGGCATGGCGAACGGCATCACGTCGCCTGCCCGGCCGTGGTTCCGGCTGATGACGCCGGACCCGGAGCTGATGGAGTACGCGCCGGTCCGCAACTGGCTGTATGCCGTCGAGACCCGCATGCGGATGGCCTTCAGCCGCTCGAACCTCTACACGGTCATGCCGGTGTTCTACGGCGAGCTGGGCACGTTCGCCACCTCGGCCATGTGCATGCTCGAGGACGACGAGACCGTGTTCCGGTTCTACCCGTACACGATCGGCTCCTACTGCCTGGCGCAGAACGAGCGGCTCGAGGTCGACACCATCGTCCGCGACAAGGTCAAGATGACCGTGCGCCAGCTGGTGACGATGTTCGGCGAGCGCGCAGTGTCCTCTGGCGTGCTGGACCTGTGGAGGCGTGGCGACTACGAGCGCGCGGTCGACGTGGTTCACGTCGTGCAGCCGCGCATCGGCCGCGACCCGACGAAGGTCGACAACCGGAACATGCCGTTCGAGTCGATCTGGTACGAGGCCTCGGGCACCGGCCAGTCCGGCGACCTGGGCATCCTGCGCGAGTCCGGGTTCGACCAGTACCCGGTGCTGGCTGCCCGCTGGGAGACCACCGCCGAGGACGTGTACGGCACGACCTGCCCGGGCATGGTCACGCTCGGCGACGTGAAGCAGCTGCAGCACGAGGAGCGGCGCAAGGCGCAGACGATCGACAAGCACGTCGAGCCGCCGATGCGCGCCGACCCGTCGCTGCGGAATCAGTATTCCTCGATCCTGCCGGGCGGCGTGACCTACGTCGAAACCGGGCAGGGCCGCGAGGGCTTCGCGCCGGCGCTGCAGACCAGCCCGCAGGCCATTGGCGCCCTGCGCGAGTCGATCATGACCATCGAGAGCCGCATACAGCGCGGATGGTTCGAGGACCTGTTCCTGCAGCTGGCCAACGACACGCGCTCGAACACGACGGCGCACGAGATCGCGCTGCGCCACGAGGAAAAGCTGCTGATGCTCGGGCCCGTGCTCGAGCGCACGAACAGCGAGGTCCTCGACAAGATGATCGACCGCGCGTTCAGCATCATGCTGCGCCGCGGCCTGTTCCCCGAACCGCCGGAGGAGCTGCAGGGCGAGGACCTCCGCGTCGAATACATCAGCGTCCTGGCGCAGGCGCAGAAGATGGTGTCGCTCGGCGCGATGGACCGCTTCGTCCAGTTCGCCGGCGCTGTCAGCACGATCAAGCCGACCGCTGTCGACAAGCTCGACGGCGACCAGATGCTCGACGAGTACGCCGACGCGCTCGGCGTGCCGCCTACGGTGGTGGTGTCCGACGACGCTGTCGCCGCGAAGCGTGAGCAGGACGCGCAGCAGCAGCAGATGATGCAGGCCGCCGCGGCAGCACAGCCTGCGGCGCAGATGATCGGCGCCCTGTCGAAGGCGAATATGTCCGACGACACGGCGCTGACCCGCATGGCAAACAACCTGACCGGCGCTCCGGTCTGACGGAGGAAACATGGCAAGCCTGACCGGTACTTTCGACGCTGACGACGCCGTATCCGGCGTGATCTACATCCCCGCGGGTCAGTCGTTCACGGTGACGCTGGTGAATGCGTTCACCGGCGAGATCCGCCTCGAGGAGGTTCTGGCGGCCGGCGGCACTGTCCGCATGCTGAAGTCCTACACGGGCGAGGTCGACGAGAACCTGGTCAATGACTTCGGCCGCGACCTGCGCCTGCGCCTGCACTGCGTCGACATCGACGTGGACGGGCTGGAAACGGTGGACTACACGCTGGCCGACTACGACGCCGCGGTGAACGACAGCGTCACCGGGACGCTTTCCGTTGCGGGCGCCACCACGTTGAGCAGCACGCTGGCCGTGACCGGGGCCGCGACGTTCAGCGCGACCGTGAAGGTCACCGGCGTGACCGCGTCGAACGTGACGAAGGCGCTGCTCGATGGCAGCAACAACGCCCTGCTGGCCCGCTGCGCGACGGCGAACATCCCGACCGGCGCCGGCTACGCGAAGGGCTGCCTACTGGTGGCGACTGACGGCACCGATCACACGAACACGCTCTACTGCAACATCGGTGACGCGACGACCGCCAACTTCAACGCTGTCACGATCGCGGCTGACGCCTGATGAGCAAGCAGCAGCGCCCCCTGAATCCAGGCGACCCGGCCGACGTGGCCGAGATGCGCCGCCGGCAGAAGGATGCCCGCAAGCAGGAGGTCGCCGACTTCCTCGAGATCATGGGCACCGCTGCCGGCCGCCGGTTCGTCTGGCGCCTGCTGGCGCAGGCCGGCGTGTTCCATTCGTCCTTCACGGGGAACAGCGAGACGTTCTTCCGCGAGGGCAAGAGGGCTATCGGGCTGTGGGTGATGTCGGAGATCGACGCCCTCTGCCCGGAGTCTTACGCGCTGATGGTGCGTGAGAACCAGCAACAACCTGTGGTAGAACACGAGGAATCCGATGACTGATGCCACTGCCGCGACAACCACCACTGCAAGCGGCGCAGGCGACCAGTCCGGCTCCCAAGGTCAGCAGCCGCCGGCCGCGACCACGACGGGCACCACTGCCCTGACTGGCCAGCAGCCTGCGACCACGACGGAGGGAACGACTGCGTCGGGTGATACGACGAACGCTGATGGGCAGGACGGCAAGACCGCCGGCGCTCCCGAGGCATACGCCGAGTTCACGCTCCCGGAAGGGATCAGCCTGGACAAGGCCGCGCTCGAGGGATTCACGCCGCTGGCGAAGGAGTTGGGCCTGTCGCAGGAGAACGCGCAGAAGGTCGTCGACCTGTATGCGACGAAACTTCTCCCGCAGATCCAGCAGGCGTTCGCCGAACAGCAGACGCAGAAGGTTGAGGGTTGGCTGCAGGACAGTATGAAGGACCCGGAGATCGGCGGCGCTCGTTTCGACGAGACCGTATCGATCGCCAAGAAGGCCCTTGATGCGTTCGGCTCGCCGGCACTCAAGGCGGCACTGGATGACTCCGGTCTGGGCAACCATCCCGAGGTCATTCGTCTGCTCGCAAACATCGGTAAGCGGGTATCCGAGGACCGCACCGCGAGTACCACGTCGGCAGCGACGGGCTCTCGCAGCGCCGCGGAGATCCTGTACGGCGGCAACAACTGACTATCAGTCCGTAGGAGGACTACACAATGTCTGCATTGACCCTGCTCGATTGGGCCAAGCGAATCGACCCGAACGGCCGTGTGGCCACCGTCGTCGAGATGCTCGGCCAGACCAACGAAGTGCTCTCCGACATGCGCTGGAACGAGGGCAACCTGCCCACCGGCCACCGCACCACGGTCCGCACCGCGCTCCCGACGGTTGGCTTCCGCCAGCTGAACCAGGGCGTGACCCCCACCAAGTCCACGACCGCGCAGATCGACGAAAACTGCGCCATCATGGAAGCCATGTGTGAGGTCGACGTCGACCTGGCCAAGCTGAACGGCGACGTGGCTGCCTTCCGCCTCTCCGAGGCGCGCGCGTTCATGGAAGCCATGAACCAGAAGATGGCGTACAGCCTGTTCTACGGCAACGCCGGCACCGACCCGGAGCAGTTCTATGGCCTGGCGCCGCGCTACAACGATACCAACGGCAACACCGGTGAGAACATCATCGACGCCGGCGGTTCGGGCAGCGACAACGCCTCGATCTGGCTGGTGAATTGGGGCAACGACACCATCCACGGCATCTTCCCGAAAGGGTCGCAGGCCGGCCTGGTGCATGAGGACCTCGGCGAGCAGCTGATCCAGACCGCTACCGGCATCGGCACCGGCCGCATGAAGGCCTACGTCGACCGCTGGCAGTGGAAGTGCGGCATTGCCGTGCGCGACTGGCGCTATGCTGTCCGCATCGCCAACGTCGACATCAGCGCGCTGATCGCCGACGGCCCGGGCTCCTCGGTCAAGCTGATGGAATACATGCTCAAGGCGATCCACCGGATTCCGTCGATGGGCATGGGCACGCCGGTGTTCTACTGCAACCGGACCGTCCGCGAGATGCTGGACATCCAGGCGCAGAACAAGAGCAACGTGCAGATCCAGGTCGGTCAGGAAGAAGGTCGTCTCAAGACCACCTTCCGCGGCATCCCGATCCGCACGGTCGACGCGCTGACCGAGGCCGAGACGCGCGTGACGTCCTCGACCGTGTCCTACGGCTGATCCTGAAGGAGGAACGAAGCCATGATTCTTGACAACACTCTCTGCGTGTCCGACGCGCAGGCCGTCACCGCCGATGCCTTCGGCTCGAACGTGACGAACATCGACCTCGGTGCTGCCGGCATCGACATCGCCGCGGGTGAGCCTCTGGCTTACATCATCACGGTCGACGTCGCTGCCGACTCCACCACCGGAGACGAGACGTACATCTTCGAGGCTCACGAGTCCGCGAACAGCAACATGGGTTCGAGCGACATCCTTGTCGCAAAGACGATTGCTGCTGCCTCGCTGACCGCAGGCTCGAAGCACATCCTCGACCTGCCGGCGACCAACAAGCGGTACCAGAACCTTTACTACAACGTCGGTGGCACAACCCCGACGATCACGGTAACTGCGTTCCTGGCGCCGAAGTCGTTCGCCGACAAGTACCGCTCCTACCCCAACGGTTACACCATCTCCTGATGAGGTGACGCATGGGTAACAAGGTGCCGGGGGCGGGCTATCCGTCCCCAGCCCCGCCGAAAGGCGCGGCGCTGTACGAGGCAACCGGTCGCGTTTTCGTGAACGGTCGCCTGCATGAACCGGGTGATCAGTTCCGGTCGGCTGAAAAGCCCGGCCGGTTCTGGCGCCTGATCGAGGAAGGCAAGCCTGCGCCGGCGAAAGCTGGCAAGGCAGCGGCGAAGGCTCCGGCCGACGTCGAGGGCGACACCGGTCGGGCAGCCGACCAGTCGCCGATCTGAAACGGAGGCCCGGGTTCGCCCGGGCCTTCAGCAGGTACAGGTCGGTAGCTCAACAGGTAGAGCACCGGTCTCCAAAACCGGGGGTTTGGGGTTCAAGTCCCTACCGATCTGCCACTTATTCGTAGGAGGCCGACATGGCTGCAGGTAACCAGGCCGTATTCGACACGACCGGCATCATGGTCTCGAACAGCGGCACGGACAGCGATGAATACATCTGGCCGGGCGGCGACGGCGTGTTCGATGCCGTGGCGACGTGGGGCGGCGGCAACGTGTCGCTCGAGTTCCTCGCGGCCGATGGCTCGACCTGGGTCGCAGTCGGCTCCGACACCACGCTGTCCGCCAACGGCGCCGGCGTGTTCACGCTGGGCGAAGGCGTGAAGATCCGCGCCAACATCACGACCGCCACCGCCGTCTACGCTCGCGCGCGCCGCGCCCCGTCGACGAGGAACGCATGACCACTGCCGGCCTGACTCGTGCTGCAACGCGCGGGCTGACCGGCTCGCTGGTGCCGCGTCGGTATCGGTATGGTGGTGGCGCTCCGACCTACGCGACGTGGAACCCGGCAGATAAGGACGGCAGTCTCGACCTGTCTAACGGCGACCTTACAGTCACGAAGTCGACCGGCAGCGGGTGGAAAAGCCTGCGGGCAACGGTTGGGAAAACAACGGGCAAATGGTACTACGAGGTCACCAGCGCGTCGTCGCTGTATTCGTCTATCGGAGCAGCGGATGCTTCGGGGTCGGTTACCGACTTCGTGATTGGGTACATAGGCGCCAGCGTTTCAATCTCGTCGCACGGTTATGAAAACTACAGCGGAAATAACTACGCCAACGGCGTGACGTTCGGGCCTGGCGACGTGATCGGCGTAAAGATCGACCTTGATACCAACATCATCACGATGCTGAAAAACAATGTCAGCGTCTTGGCCTATGACATTTCCGCGAGAGGGAGCAATGCCAT